GCTGATCGTTTGCAGCTTCGACAACCAGTCCGTTTGTCGCTTTTGTACGTCCGAGAACTGTCTCGAGGAAAGTGTCTGCGGCTGCAGTGTCTTCAAATTCGATAGTGCCAGTATAACCGCCGTTTGTTGTTCCGCTGTACCATGCTGTGTTGTCTGCAGACTCAGTATACTGATTGCCTGCAGCAGTCATGCTCATGTTTTTCGCACCTGGAATAGCTACCGGTGTAGCATATGTCAAAGCTCCGCCTGCGCCTTCTGTTGCAATAGCATAGTACAGATTTGAGAAACCATATCTGATTCTACCCATCGATAAATACCTCCATCATGTAGAGTGTTTCGTACATATTTTCGTCTGATAGAAAGTCTTCCTCTTTGGTAAAGACCATCCCGGCATTTAATAGTTTGGCCTCTACTGCTGATTCGACTTCGAAATTCTTGTTTTTTGTATACAATTCAACGTTTAACGAATAGAACTGCGCATAATGCGTGTTGTCTGCTGTCTCCGGTGTCATGCTTGGATAGTAGTAACAAATATACGGAAGCTCAGGGACTTCGTTCTCACGCCATGCCAGATACACCACCGGATAGCCGGTGCTAGCCAGCATGTCAGTAATATCTTTCATTTTCATTTCAGAAGTTCCTCCATTTCTTCCATATACTTGCCTTCTATTTTGTCGTTAACCGGTGCCACGAAGTTGAATGCCTTTGTGCGCCCGCCGTTCTGCTTGGCATGCCCGAACTCGAGCAAATGCGTGAGCCCTGGATTCTTTTTGGCACCGATGACAGCCTCGACCGAGATGCGTGTCTTCGTGATCTCGTTTCCGATTCCTTTCCGGAAAGCTCCGGATCCGCCATAACCGCCGGACTTTTTCAGCTCTTTCGTTGCCTGTTTGGCAACATCTCGGATGGCTTTCTCGTTTGCCTCGATTACTTCGTCGCCGTACTCGTCAAGCATTTCCATGACTGCAGACTGGAAATCAGCCGGCTTTATCGTCGGCATTGCCTTTCCTCCGCTCTGCATACAGCTCGATCGTGTCGTCTCTGCCAAAGTATGTCCTGTAGATCCGGTAATACTTGCCGTTATATCTGATTTCTTCCTCGCCGTTGTAATCGTAACGGAATGCCGTGAACCTGAGTTCCGGATTCAGTCCGTTTCTCCCGCCTTCGAAGAACTCTGAATATGTAACGGAATCGACCTGGACATAAATCTCGTGCTCAGAAGTCAGCTCGTGCTGGATGCCGTACTCATCCTGGAGCCAGTCCTTTGAGACGAGATATGCGATACTTGACCGATCCATAATGATCACCCCCAGGTCGTATATCCGCTGGACATAGACAGCTGAGCCTTCTGCTCGTCATATGACTTCTTTAGACGGTCATAATCGTCCGGCTCACCATCGTGGAGCTTGCAGAATGTGATATATGCGAGCCGGATCAGCGGATCGCTAATAATCGCATTCGCTCCATTCACTCCGGCAATACCAAGATCAGCCAGGCACGTCTCGATCAGATCCACGATTTCTGCGTCGAGTCCGACATTAACACCGGCACGCCTCATTGCGACTTTCACTTTTTCGAGCGCTGTCTGCATCTCTTCTGTACTGATTTCGCTCATATTCTGCCTCCTGCATATGTGTCATAGAATTGCTTGTCCACAACAAGTGTGCCTACATGTCCGAGCCTTATAGTCGGATCTGCATAGACTTTGTACCCGGCTTTGGCGGCTCTGATACAAAAGGCGAGATCCTCACCGATTCCTCCGATCGGTTCAAACCACAGCCCCAGATCAATCTTCATGTGGTGCAGCACTTCTGTCTTCATCAGTACGCACCCAAATCCGCATCCCTGTACTTCGAACAAACCGTCTTCCGGGATCTCCTTGCTCGGCTCGTACTCGATCGACTCGCTTTCTATGTCGAAATTAAGTTTCGAATAGAGCACCGGAGTATACGGCGGACGTCTGCGGAAATACACGCCGGTGACGATGTCACACCCGTCGTCAAGGTGCCGCATCAGTCTGTGGATAACATCCGGTGGGAAGACCATGTCCGAATCAAACCACATGATGTAATCAAAATGTCCTTTGATGGCCTGTGTGCACAGATCGTTCCTGGCATCATACACCAACGAGTTCAATACGAAAGATATATGGCAGTTCCAATCCGGGTCACTCTGAAGAGATGCGAGGCTCTGTGCAAAGTATGCGCTGACCGTATCCATTGCGGGCACTGCTATCAATATCTTTTTCATCTTCCCCTCCTTATGTTTGACAAAGGGCGGCATTACACCGCCCCTACAGTGATTAGTTAGTGCTCAGGTAAGCGGCGGCTTTGTTCTTGCGCAGCGTGCCCTGTGCTCTGAGGTAGCCGGATACAACGACCTTGTGAGTCTTGATATCTCTGTCAGATTCAACCATGACACCCTGCACTTCGTTCAGTACGAAAGCCTTCGGGTCAACGATTGTAACCTTTGTAGCAGCCGGATCTTTCTTGCATACTGCACCAAGAGTTGTAGCGATGTTGTACGGAGAACCGCTCTTGATCGCACCAACGATCTCATAGTATTCAGCAGCCGGTGCATAGATAACCGGATCAGATGCCAATGTAGCAAGTGCAAGTGCGGACTTGACTCCTGCGAAGTAGTCTGGGTTGGATGTAGCGATTGTGACCTTCTGGGCAGTTGTAGCATCTGTGAGGATCTGTGCGAAAACGTCCTTTGCCAGTGCTTCGCCGAGTTCAGCAGCGATTTCTTCTGCCAGATAGTCTTCCAGAGCACCCTGGGACATCTTAGCTTCTGCATATGTCAGAGTTACATACTTCTCATAGTCGTAACCATAGAGCACGACCTTAACGAATGTGTTTGCTTCTTCTGCAGGTGTAGCAGCAGAGTCAAGCTTCTTTGTTGTGCTGGTAGCGATTGCTGTGTGCTTTGTAACTTCCATAGCAACACCGGATCTAACTGTTGCGATGTCAGCAAGGATCGGATGCTTGGTATGGATACCGTCCCAGATCTTTGTATCCAGTGTCTTCGGAATGGCAATAGCGTCGCCGCCGCCAGGTGTTGATGTGTCAACAACGATTGCACGCTGTTCAGCTGTTGCGTAATCGCCGATGACTGCATAGAATGCGTCTCTATATTCCGGAGACTCAACTGTGTATTTTCTTTCTTCCATGATTTCCTCCATATGGCTTTCCACCACTATGCCGATATTCCCGTTGATGACCGCTTCCTGCAGCTTGCGGTATTCCTCCGCATCAGTCTTGCGCTCTTCTTCGGGCTCTTCGCTGACGGATGTTTCGGCGGCATCCTGTACCTCGACCTCGGTTGCTCTTTCTTCGGTCTCTGGCTCAGCTTTTGTTTCCTCAATCTCTTCTGCCATTGTTTCATCTGCCTGTACTTCTGTCTCGGCTTCTTCAGATCTCTCCGTCTGGAGTGGTTCAATCGCTCCGTTTAGCCACTCTAAAGCCCTGGCATGAAGTTCTGTTCCCGGGTTTGCCGGGAAGCTGACAGGTGACACATCATACAGTTTCTTAATGGATGAGATCACTCTTGTGCGTGACTCTTTGTCAAAGTGATCGCCTCCGTCCGGAACTGTAAAAGCAAAAGACATCTGCGGATAGTTGCCGGCTTTGATCTCGTCATACAACGCTCTAGAGTTCGGTGTACGGCTGAGATCAGCCTCAATATGCAGACCATGATCGTCAGTGTTAACGGTCAAGGTTCCTGCCGATGTACGGGCATATACAGCCCCTTCGTGGTCTACTCTGAAGACCACATCATTCATGTCGCATCCTTCGAATGCCGTCGGCTCGATTCTTTCGAAGAACGTTTCTCCGTCGAACTCGCCCAGCTCGTAAGGCTCGAAGGTTGAAGCATATCCCTCAACACGGTACTGTTCGCCTTCGGATCTTAATTCTGCGAATGCTCTGTACTCTCTGTTATTCTGTTCCATCTGAATCTCCTTTTTGGTCTCCGACCATATAGAACTCGCCTCTGATCGGTGCAGACTGTCCCAGTCCGTCCGGAAGAGGCGGATAGTTAAACAATGCCCTTGCCTCGTCAATCAGTATCATTCCCCTGTCTCCGAGTTGCTGAGCCATCGTGATCTTCACCGATGTAGGCATGTACTGTAGCCTGTTTGCCGTTGCGTATACCGCAGATCCATGCGCCTGTTCCGTCGGCGTAAACAGCATCTTTGTTAATACGTCGCTTAGCTGAATGGAGAACGGCTCGATTGCGCCGTTAAAGAATGCATCCAGTTCGTCGCCCATTGCGGAGTTCTGGAGCACCTTCTCGTTGACACCGAAGTAGTTGAACACGTTTGTCTGGATCAGCTTCATCTGGTCGGCATCGACCACGAATGACTTGCTGTTAATCTGCTGAATGTCTGAGTACGTATTCGGGAACAGGATGATACCGCCGCCGTCAGACCCGCTCCCAAAGTTGTCCTTGTTGAAGCGCTTGCGCTCCTTGGCCAGATCCTCTGCTTTAGCAAAGTTATTGACTCTGGCCATGAATCGGTGTGTGGCGGAGTTCTTAACGGCTTCCTCAATGCCCTGTGTTTGCAGATTAATCAGTTGCATAGTGTCTGCCAGTGCTGAGTTCTGCTCGCCAAACAGATCTGACTTATACTGGAACTTGGTCATAATTCCGACTCTGCTCAGCTCTTCTGCAGTTGTCCTGGCATTGTCGAAGAATAATCTGATCCATGGTGTTCCATTGACATCGATCAGCTCCCACCGCTCGGTATATACTGCAGTGACACCGACCACGTCATCAAACTTGTCCCTTACTGGCAGGATGAAAGCAGTATTCCGCATGTCCAGTACTGTGTTCAGCCTGTAAAGGAACTGTCCCCATGTCTGGAAGTCGTTCGGCTGTTTGCTTAGCCTGGTCTTCAGCCTGGGCTGAGCTGATCCGTCCACCCGTATGTCTAGCTTTGAGATGTGCCTTGACCTGGCATCAATTGCAGACCGTACAAGCTCGGATTCATACAGCTGTCCGTTCCACGAAGTAAAGACCGGAGTGTATCCGGTCAATAGTTTGAAGTACTGTCCTGTCACAATTTCATGCTTTTTGCTTGGGAACAGTTTTTCAAAAAGTCCCATTCCGTTTACCTCCTGGTCGTTAATTGCGAAGCTGGTTCCCGATCTCCGAGTACCACTTCTGTCTAACGCACATTGCATCTAATAAAGCGGCCATACCGTCGATATGCGCCGCTTGGTATATCTTCACTAATTTCTTTCTGTCAGTCACGCTGTTGATCTTCAGTGCTGAGTCTAGCATGTGAGCCTTCAGCAGATCGTTTGTACCGATCCGTACCTTGCCGTCCTTCATCAGCCCCTCAACCTCGTTGATGACAGGTGTCAGATTTTCGCCCTGAAAAACATCGTCCATGTGGAAACCGTAGTTCTTCATGTCCTGGACTAAATACTGGGCAGAGTATCTGTCGTAGCCTATCTGCAAGGGCAGTATTTCGTGTTCCTGGACGAGATTTGCAAACCAGTCGAACACATCATGGTAGTCAACGAAGTTCTCTCCGGAGGGCTGTAACAGGCCTCTCTGGACGAATATGTTGTATGGCATGTTGTCCCTCTTGGTTGCTTCCTCGATCTTTGCGCTGGGAAGAAAGAACTTCATCAGCACATACAGCTTTTCCTGTTTCTCGATGACCACACAGGCAACAGTCAGATCGGTAGTGCGTGACAGATCGACACCGCCGACACAGTACGACCCCTTGAAATCCTCAACGCTGAACTCATCACCATAGCACTGATCAATCACAACAGCATCAAGCCATGCCTGTGACGAGTTCTGTTTGATATTGCAATACTTCGTCATGAACTCGGCTTTCTTGCTGAGCGATTCCGAAGCAATGTCGATTTGATCAAGGATGAATGACACAGGAACGGATATACCCATTCCAGGCAAAGACTTCCTTAATTCGTTTATGTCATCCCACTTGTTCACATCGTCGATCATGTAAAGAAAAGGCAACAAGCGTTTCTCACGGCTGTCGCCTTTAAGAAATCTCGTGGATCTTGACATCAGTTCGTCATATATCCCGTTATCCTCGTATCCGGATGAGCTGATTGCCAGTGTGATCGGTTCTTCTCTGGCTCCTGTGCCGGATATCATGACTTCGTATTGTTTCAATCCACGAACCGCCGGCCACGATGACATCTCGTCTGCAACCGTGAGCATCGGGTTATATCCATCTGCTTTCTTTTCGTTGAAAGCAATCTTTTTAATTGAAGTGTTTGTCTTCTGAATGTACAAATCTGTTTTTCTTTTCTTGGTCAGAGACTTGAAAACGGGTGTGTTGTCCTTAGTGAACTCGAAAGCAGAATAAACCAGATCCGACTGGTCTAGCTTTGGCGCAACGCAGTAGATCTCGGAACCGAACTCGCCGTCTACATATGCCTCGTATGCGATGATGGCAGCGGCAAAAAGTGTCTTGCCCATCTTCCTTCCGATGACCATGAACACTTCTCTGAACTGTCTGTGCCCGTCAGCATCGACGATCCCGTAGATGCACGAAAGCGCTGCCTTCTGCCATAGCTGCAGCTCAAGCAGCTGGCCTCCGAGCTTCCCCTTGTTGTGCTTGACGTACTTCTCCACGAAGCGGATCGCATTGTTAGCTTTCTTCTGGTCGAAGAAATACGTGCTGTCCTCAACACCAGACATGATCTTCTCGTAAAGAGATCTGATCCAGAAGCCTACCGTTTCCGACCCGTTCCAGATCGCCTGGTAGTATTCATAGATGTAGTTGTTCATCTGAACTCATCCAGTTCGTCTATTTCTTCTTCCGGAGGAAGCATCGCCTCAAGTCTTGAGTTCACCATGTTGTAAGACTTCAGCAAAGTGTTGTAACTCTGCAGATCTGCGGATGCTTTGCGCCCGTACTGGTTCTCCCCATTCTTGTATTCCTCGCTTGCACCGTTCTCTCCGATCAGAATGCGGAGTTCCTCGAGCTCCACTTCCATAAATGCGGCATTCTTTATCAGCGGTTCAGCGATACTCAGCTTATTCTCGGGAAGCCTGGAATAGATCTGGCTAAGTTCTGCCAAACGTCTTTTAATCTTTGTTTCTTTGCTTAATTTAGCCATATTTCAGCACCCCCCTTCTAAACCCTCAGAGCGGAAGACAAAAGA